TCGCGGCACAAAGCTACACGAAAGGCTCGAAGCCCTGCTGACCAACGGGGATTTAAAGAAATATATTAAGCCCGATGCTTGACCACATGGAACACAACAGCCAAGGCGATGAGTGCAACCGCAAGATCACCAATGACGTTGGACGCCCATGAAACAACATTCACTACAAAGTACCAGTCCATACCCATTAGACGGTACTGACATACAGAAAGACACAACTAAAATGAAAGCCAAATACAGCAAGAACAGGGGAACCGTGCAGGTGTCAATGCGGATGCCAACTTGGGTCAAACTTCAGGTTGATAAATTAGCCCTACAGACAGGGTGGACTAACAGCTACGTTATGACTGAGCTTATACGGGGTTCTCTGGATGTACTCAGCCGGGATATGCTACCTCCATCTCTAGGGAGAATCCTTAAAGAAATCGAAGAGAGAGAAGGCCAACTAGGAAAGCAAAACTAAAATGAAGGATAGATCACCTAGCGAAATAAGGGAACAAGCCATCATGTGTTTCAAGCAGATGGCACGACCTAAATATGACAAGGGCCAGAAGGAAAAGGGAACCAATCTTGATGACCACACTGATCTGGTTGGGGCCATTAGGGAGGAACTGGTTGATGGCTGGTTCTATCTCGACAGCCTAGCCAAGCAGATTGATGACAAGAACAGTCGCATAGCAGAGCTGGAGTTCGAGGCTTCCGAGTTAAGGTCGGCCAAGGAAACCGTTCACCTAAACTACTGTGAGCAGATAACCAAGATGACCGAGGAACTTGATCGCTGGAAGGAGCAAGCTAAGAGATGAGTGAGAATAGAATGTTGGCTGCAAGGTTCGTGATCCATCACCTAACCAACCCAGAGGTGTGGGGTAAGTACGAAACCACAATCCTCTCACTCGTAAACTCAGGGGAACGCAAAGGTGGCGTCAAGGCAGTCACGGAGAGGATAAGGTGGAACACACACCAGTCGCTTGTCAATGACTATGACCCATTCTACTCCAGACTGTTTGCCCATGCTCACCCAGCCTTGGCTGAGTTCTTCACCTATAAGAAATCCGCAGCAGACTATATAGACTATGACGCCCTGTTGAAAGGTGACGCCAAAGGCGCACTCAACTGGGAAGACCCGCAACTGGATTTACCGCTGGAGGTAACATGACCGTAACCCTAGACGCAACTGAAGTGGTGGTGGCACAGATGCTTGCGGCTATGCGCTACAACGTGGCACGGATGGCTGGTGTCACGAATGCACGTATAGGATCACAGGGAGACTACCAGACAGACTTGGAAGGCATGGCGGCTGAGATCGCCTTCTGCAAGGTGTTCAACTATTACCCTGACCTGACAGTAGGGCCACGCAAGGGCGGCTGGGATGTCAAGGGAAGGGCTGGGGAGACAATCGACATTAAGGTCACGAAGTACGACTCAGGCAAGCTGCTTGCCACACTGAAGAAGACACCGGAAGACTCTCAGTATTATGTGTTGATGGTTGGGGAATGTCCAACGTACAGGCTGGCTGGCTACGCCACGGCTGAGGAGCTTTTGAAACCGGAGAACATAACAGACTTGGGGCATGGCGAGGGCTATGCACTGACACAGGATCAACTGAAACAGTTCGATAACAAGGGAGGTTAAATGGAATACAAGACAACGTGCAGACTATGCAAGAACGAGATAGTGATAGAGATTAACGATGACAAGGACTCAGCGGCCAAGGAGGTCGGGGTCAATCTGGACACATGGATAAGCAACTCGAAAGTCCTATGCGAACCATGCTACACCTACAAGGAGACAGGCGTTAGGCCAACCAACACACCACCCATGAAGGACTTTCTGTTCGAATGAAACATAGACATGGAACCATCGAGGAGTGGGAGATCATAGCCAAGGAATGCCTTGCCGATCCTCACGCAAGCAGGAGCGAATGTCTCTCTGCCCTGATCGGGATTACCCAGAGCGAGGACGAGTGGCTCAAGGAGAAGCTCGCAGCGCAAATGAAGATAGCGTGGAAGGCAGACACCGCAATACTCAGGAAAATAAAGCCCGATGCCGAGAAGTAAATATCCCAAGGAAGTAATATGGTCAGCGCAGTACATCATGTCTGTCGTTGGTCGGAAGAAGCTCATCACTGAGGAACGCATCTCAGTCATGCGAGGCGATGAGGAGATCACGTTCGGCAGCATGGATGCCTACTGCAAGGGGCATCTGTTCGACCTGAAGACCGGACAGATACGGGACTACAAGCAGCAGATGGCAGCGTATGCCCTTGGCGTTATGCAGAAGTATAAGGAGAAGAAGCTCACCTGTCATCTCGTGTACTCAAAAACCAAGGAGGTTGAGAAGTTCGACTTGACCCGCGAGGAGGCTGAAGATACAGTCTACGCCATCGTTGACTCCGTTAACGATCCCACCCGCTCACCGTGGCCATGTGAATACTGTGCGTGGTGTGACAGAAAGGAATCTTGCACAGCTTTAAAACATTTTGCTTATACCATCGGCGGACAAATGGATGCCATGAAGCACATCAATCTCAATGCCCCACTGCAACCAGCCGTTCGTCAACGGTTACTCTCCATCGTAGATGCGGTGGAGAATTGGTCAGAGGGCATTAGGGAAAAGGTAAACAAGGAGTAGTAATATGCCTGAAGATACAAAACCAATGCTGACCTTCTCGAAGGCCGCACGCAAAGCCTACCTCTACAAGAACGAAAAGAAGAGGGAAGGCTCAAAAGACCCTGACTATAAGGGTAAAATATTCGACCTCAACGCCAAGGAGCTGGCTGAGATTGCTGATGAAGAAGGCAACGTCACCCTGTTCCTGTCCGGTTGGGTCGAGGAAGACCAGAGTGGAACCACGAGGGTCGGTGTATCCGTCCAGAAGGGTGTCCCACAGGAAGGAGCAGCAGTAGCGGCAGAACCCGCCAATGCACCATTCTAATTAAGTTGTAGCTACAACTTAATTGTGTCCCCTCTCCCCGTTTTGTAATACTGCTGTTTCGGGGAGGGGGGATTTTAGTCAACACATATAACGATAACAGGAAAGGCACTATGAAAAGCAAGAGTAACCGCACAACCAAGATGGAAGACGATTACCTGAAGATGGCAATGCAAGCCACAGCACGGGCGTTCGACGTGGACTCAGAGGATATTCTGGGGAGGCGCAGGACTGAGCCACTGGTATTCGCAAGACAGACAGCCTACTGGCTGATTCATTCAGGGCTGGGATTGACCTACTCCAAGATAGGCCGGATGTTCCACCGGGATCACGGCAACATTATACACGGCGTCAGGAGAGTCAGGGAGGTGCTGGAACTGGACTTGACCAGCAGGAACAATAACGGGAGCTGGGCCGACAGGGCTAGGGAATCCCGCGAACTCTTCAAGAGGTTCCATGAGACCTACGTGGAGTCAGACGTACACCTAGCATTAAAGGGGGCAACCGATGTCGTTCACCCTTCCTGAGCTACGCAAACCCACCTCAGTCTGGGAGCTGAAACAAATCATCGAGCTGATCGACGAACGCATGACTGAGCTGCGCCGTCACCGTGGCGAGAACGCTACAGGCGACTATATGTGGGACAGTGATACTGCCAAGGCAGAATACATGAAGCTGCACGGGCAACGCACTGCGATCCGCAAGAAGATACTCGACACTAAATTAGGTTAATGAAAGTGACACAACCCTTTGTAATGGCTGTTGCGTCCACGGTAGGGTCTTTCTCGACTTCAGCGTACTGGCTGGAGGCCACGATAATGAACTGCTTGTGGATTTTCAACAAGACCCCAACGGTTACACACGGGAAGGGCTTTACCTTGGACAGCTCATCCTGAACGTAACCTGCGGGGTCAAGCCATTGCACCTTCACCCGCTTCCCTACCCAGCTCTTCGGGAACTTGTTTCTATATCCTCTCCCACTCATCCTTGTACTTCTCCCACTTGCTGACGAGCCTGTTCCCCTTTCCCTTACCTGCCGGGAACAGGACGGCAATACTTGACCCACCCTTGGAAGTCTCCTCAACGGGAATGATGTAGTATCCATCATGGATCATATCCTCAAAGTCATGTGAGTAGGCAGCGAAGAGGATAATGAAGTCACAGTCGTCCCTCGTATAGCTGAGGTTCTTTGTGCGGCAATGCTTTAGTGAGCAGCGATAGCTGCCGCCCTTGTTGATGTTAGCTGACTTGACCTGTATCCGTCTGGCATTTCCATCCTTCTCAGCAATCAAGTCGTAAGAGTCCTCATTGAGAGGCCAGCTTACTGTGAATCCACGCTCAACAAGTTTCTTTGCAACGGCAAGTTCCGCAACACTGCCTGTTCTTTTTGGTTCTATGGTTATTGTCCTCCACCCTATTCAAACTTCTTCCCTGTCCTTGGCGGGAGAGCCTTTAGGTCATCCCTGTGACGCTTCAGGTATATCTGCTTGGCAAGCTTCAGCCCGTAGTCCAACCTTTTCTTAATCTCTCTGGCCCTTCCCTCGTCTGTTTTGTCTTCCGCCCAGTATCTGTATGATTCTATGTAGGCATCTATCCCCCTAGTTTCCTTTATAGGTATCTGCCTGTTAGCTGGCAACCCAGCGTTGACTGTCTCGATGTACTCCTTCGGAATCCCCTTGAACCTAAATTCTCCCACCATCTTCTGGAAATCCTCGAACTGCTTGGGAGACATCTCGTAGGGAGGGAAGTTCGGGAAAATCTCGCTCTTCTCATTTATGATTGGGCTGGGCCAAGACGGAATAACATCTGTGTCTGGCTTATCGCGCTTGCCCTTCAGCTTTCTTGACAGCCGCATCATCTCCATTACGGTTGGGTCTTTGATCGGGATGTCACCAGCCGCGCTGGTTCTGTGAACTTTACCCATGCCCAAAATGTGCCACAGTAGCGGAGTGGTCTTCCGCCCCAGAACAAACAAGTCTCCCTTTGGGGTTCTCAATGCCTCCTTACCCCTCATGTCCAGAATCTTTGGCAAGTCCTTGCGATGCTTGCCCAGCTTCACCCAGTCAAGATAGACGGAATCCAATCTTGCCTGAAGCTTGTTGCGGGTCATGTTCTCAAAGTCATCGCCTCGGAAGGTAGGAATGTTCTCCTCCCGAATCATGGAAAACCAACTGGGCGTTCGGGGAATCAGGGATGTCAGGGCTGTCTCAAGCAGCTTAGACCCCAATGTGGCTGCGTTAGCCCCCTTCTCATTGTTGACCACTCTAGCAATCTCCCCCATTGTCTGGGTATAGGACTGGGCCATCATAAATTGAGTAGCCATCCCAAAGTCAGCTTGAAGCTCCAACATCTGGTTCTTGATAAAACTCCTCTCCTCGTCTGGCAACGCCTCAAGCCTTCGCGCTGCGTCCACATTTACCCCCAAGATTATCCCCGCTGAGTACCTCCCAAGATCATTGACTATATCTCCCTCCAGCCACTTAGCCGCATCCGCTGCCTTCTGCTTCTCCTGATTAAACTCCTCATCAGTAATTCTTCCGAACAGGTGGTCGTTCTGGGCTTTGAGCCATATGGGAGCCATCCTGCCGAATCCTGACACATTGACATTCCCCGCTGGTAAATTCATTCTTGCGAACCTGCGCTCCTTCTCAGGAACTTCTCCCGGCGGCATATGCGGTTGCACTAATCCGTAGTCCGCTAAAAAATTAGCGAACTGGTGTACTCCAAGTCCCACGGCCAAGGCGGTTGTTGCTCTTTTAAGATCATTCTTTGCCTCCTTTACGTTGCCCCCCTTCTTCTTGGACTCCATCGCCAACGCCACCGTCTTTGCCCCGACATTCGCGTACCCGCCCCCCGGTGTGTACGAAAGAACCTCTCCCATCACATTGATCGGGGTCTTCATGTACGGGACAATTACTCTGGTTCCAAGGTGCGCTAGGGGCCAGTTTTTGCGGATATACTCGACGCCCGCCCCCGTCTTGTCTGTGACCCAGTTATCCCCCTGATAAACTTCCTTCGCGGCAAGTTGCGCCCCGTAATCAATCTCAGCTCTGGTGAAAAGCGAGCGAGGGTCTTCCATCGCCCACTGGATACGGTTGGCCCTATCCTTTCCGGTAACGCCCATCTCATCCAGCTTTTGCTCTGCCCAGTTGCCGAAGA